AAGTCGCAATAATTCAAAAAGCATTGGAAAAGGAAAAAAACAGGATCGCAAATAAACTTGAAATAGACCCCGAAGATTTATTCAAGACAAAAAAGCAAGCCTACGAATTGATGAAAGTAAAATTAAATCAATATACAAAAAAGATCAATCAAGCAAAAGAAGTCGGCGAAGAAGAAAACGTGCCGTTAAACATGAAAGATCTTGAAAAGATCCGAAAGGTTGCAAAAGTGGAATTGTGAGAACCGACGATCGTTGCAAAAAATGAATGAACGACGACTTTAAAAACAAATTGACCATTGGTTGAAATAATCCGTTCAGATGAAAAAGAAGAAATCCAGGACGGAAGCGAAGAAGACGACGAATAATCGTCTTTTTTTTGTTTGCTTTTTATTCTGCAAAAAGTATAAAAATATTATTCAATCATCGATGATAAAATAATATCATGTTTGCAAAATGAAATCAAATTTGAAAAAGAAGTCGGAAAATTTCCGATCAGAAAAAAAAGCGGGTGCATTTATCTTTATTGCAGAATATTTTTGAAATATCACGTCAAGCAATCAAGAACGAATGCAGTAAAAGAAAAATAGATTTGTCCGATGAAATGCAAGTGGCGGTTTATATCAAAGAAAAAATAAAATGACAAATCAAATAAAATTATTCTGAAAGCAGACAAAAGTTCGGGACGTTTTGACGGATCAGAAAAACCCTATTCTTGAACTTTTAATCGGGGGCGGTGCCGGTGGATCAAAAACTTTCACGGGTTGCCTACGGCTTGCGACAATGTGCTTGAATTACCCTTGAACGCGTCGGGGACTTTGACGTTCCAAAATGAAAACGCTTAAAATGACGAGCTTGAAAACTTTGACAAAATTATTGACGAATGATTTTCAATTGATAGAATGAAAAGATTTCAAAGTTCATGGATCAAATGACCCGCAAACGCCGAATACAATAATTTTTCGGAATTGATCCGAAATAATTTTACTTGATTTGAAATATTACCCGTCTCTTGATCCGGATTTTGACGACTTGTGATCACTTGAATTGACGGGCGGATTTATTGACGAAGCCGTGCAGATTACCCACAAAGCATATCAAGTTTTTTCTTCGAGAATTTGAAGACGAAAAAACGAACAATTAGGATTGAAACCTATGTTGTTAATGTCTTGCAATCCAGGAAAAAACCGAGTTTATCAAGAATTTTATAAACCGCAAAAAGCATGAACGATTGAACCGCACAAGAAATTTATTCAAATTCTTGCGAAAGATAATCCGCATGTTGAAGACTATGTTCAAAAATTATCACTTATGCCGGATTGACCATTGAAACAAAGATTATTTTATTGAAATCGAGAATACGACGACGATACAAATAAAGTTTATTCATACCGCGACTTGCAATCAATCTTTACAAATCAAGGGGTGACGGGTGAAAAATATATTATTTCCGACGTTGCCGGATCTTGAAAAGATGACACAATCGTGACGGTTCGAGATTGACGAAAAATAATCGACACAGTTATTGAAAACAAATCCACGCCTGAAAGCGTGAAGCATATAATGACGCAGAAACAACTTGAATATAATGTTAAATTGAAAAATATGGTCTATGATGGGTCTTGACTTTGACGGGGGCTTTCGGGGTTAGGTTGCGAAATTTTCCAATGATGATCAAAGCCAATTCCAACAAAGGACGCAACGGATCAAGAAAAAGAATGACTGAATAAAACTTATTTGAATTTACGTTCGCAGTGCTTCTTTATGCTTGCCAAATGGATCAAGGATTGATCTTTGTCAATTCCGAATATGTCCGACGAATTGAAGACAAGAATAATTGAAGAACTTGACGTAATTCAAGCATGGAAAATTGAAAAAGATTGACCGCTACAAATTATTCCGAAAGAAGAAATCAAAAAGATTTTATGACGTTCGCCGGATTTTGCCGACGTTATTTCAATGCGTGTTTATTTTGAATTGATAGAAAGAAACGAGCCAATGTTTTACTAAATAATAAAATAATCATGAAACGATTTCGATTTTTTGCCTTTTGATTTTGCCGGTGAATGTGCTTTAAATTTTGATTTGACGCCGTTATAAATCCGACCGAAGCAAATTCAATTTGTGCGGGGCGGGTTGTGATGACTTTTTCAGTCTGTTATTTTATCGATACAATCAGAAAGCGACGAAAATGAAACAAGTAGCACCGCCCTTTATAGATCAGAAAATTTTTGACTGACTTAAAAGCCGTGAAAAAGCATATTTGATTTTTTTATTTCAGAAACGCTTTACAAAAAAACAAATCATGAAAAGACTTTTCATTGATAACGAAAGAACTTTTCAAAGATTACAGAAAAAAATGTCGGATCTTATAAAGCGACAAAATGACGCAAAAAGAAGAAAACCGGTTGAAATCAAAAAAAATTCCACTAAAAAGAAAATATAAAAATTTTATTTTCTTTTATATAAAACCATGTCCAGATACATTTGAAGAAAAATAAATGTCGGGTTCTGAAAAGAAGCGACAAGATGAACAGCCGTTGCACCTGCCCTTTGGTGTCCAAAAGCAACGCTTGATTTTGACGAGAAATCAGAAAAAGTGATCGACGAAAGTTCAATTTGAGTAATCGAAGACAGTTTTGATTGACATGTTTCAAAACAGTGGGCGGAATGAAATTTCGAGTGCAACGTTTACGCAAATGCAATTTGATTTATTCTTTTGAATGTTTTTTGATCTGTTGCAGATAGCGGAAGCGGAACAGAATTTACGCACGAGTTTTCAGTTGCAGAAAATAACCAGCACCAATCTTTGACAATTGGTCTTGCAGATGATACGCAAGACAAACAATTTCCACTTGCTATGGTAAATTCAGTTGAAATTTCCGCCGAAGTCGGAGACTTTGTAAAAGCAAACGTTGAATTCAGATCAAAGAAAGGACAAAACGCAACTTTGACACCAAGTTATTCAGACGATTTCGCTTTATTATGAAAAAATGTAAATATCTTTATTGCCAACGATCTTGCCGGGCTTGATAGTGCAGATCCAATAAAAGCAACAAATTTTACTTTGACAATAAATAAAAATCTTGAAGACGTTGACGTTCTTTGAAGCGTTGAGCCTGACGATTTCTGCAATACGCAATTTACTGTTGAATGAAATGTCGAGCTTTTGCGGGACGACGAAACTTATAAAACAATTTTCATGAATGGAGTAAAGCAAGCAATGAGAATTGAAATCATTGACACAAATACAGATTTGTGAACTAAAAATCCAACTTTGACTTTTGATCTTGCAAGCGTTATAATGACAGAATTTGCGAAGACGCAAGACAACGACGCATTGATCCGTCAAGGAATAGATTTCAAAGCCCTTTATTCAATGAGCGACGCAAAAATGATCACTGCAAAATTGATCAATTCAAAAAGTTCATATTAGTTTTTATTTCATAAGAATTACAAAATGTTGAAATATACAGAAAAACTTGCGAAAGAACTTTCAGAAAAACTTTCATGATTTCAAATTAAGGAAATCGGTGAAAATGGAACTTTCAAAGTTGTCGCAAGTGATGAAACAACCGACCGCGTCGGTGAAGTAATCAAAGTAACGGGACGAGAATTAGAGAATTACAGAAAAAATCCAATAATTCTTTTTTGACATAAATATTCAGATATGGACGACATAATCTGAAAAGCAACAAACGTTTATATTGAATGATCACAATTGATCGTGGAGTGAAATTTTGCTTCAACCTATTCTGCACAAACAGTCCGCAAATTATACGATGAATGAGTTTTAAAAACTGTTTCAGTCGGATTTATTGCAAAAGAAAGAGACGCAAACGACAGAAATATAATTACAAGAGCAGAATTACTTGAATTGTCTTTCGTTCCTGTTCCTTGCAATCCAAACGCCTTGACTTTATGAAAAGAAGTTCTTGAAGATCTTATTTCAAAAGGTTTCATAATCAAGAATGAAGAAGAACCAAAAAACGAAGAAGAAGCAGGAAACCCGAACGAAGAAGCGGAAGCAGACGCGACATGCGAAGAAGAAAACGAGAATAAAGAAACTGACGATCAAGAAAATTCACTTGACAACGAGCAGGAAAAAACAATAAAAGAAATGACGGAAGTAAATCTTGAAAAAGATATTTACGACCAATTAAAAGACGCAATTCGCGAAAAGATGAATTCAAAATATCTTTACGTGGTTGAAATTTATACAAAACATTTTATTTTCCGAGATGACGTAAATTGAAAATATTTTGATCAGAATTGGAAAATAAAGTGAGAAAGTGCAGTTCTTGACGGCGACGCCGTAGAAGTTCTGCCAAATACTGTTTGGATTGCGAAAACAATTCAAAAGTCAAATCGTGAAATACTTGACGAAATAAAATCTTGACTGTCCAATGACAAGGACGAAACCGCCGAAGACGACGATCTTCAAGCCAAGATGAAAATGCAGAAAGAAGCATTACAAAATGTTTCGAAAGTTGTGTCAGACGTTCTGCATAAAATCAAGTTATAAAAAAATCTTTTTATTCTTTATTCATTACAAAAAATGGATCAGAAACAATTACAAGAAACTCTTGAAACAACTTTAAAAGAAGTTTTGCCAGGAGTGGTTGACGCAACTGTCGACGCTAAAATGGACGAAAAAGTTTCCAATTTAGAAAAAGCAATAGCAGATTTGAACAAAACTGCTAAAATGGGTGTTGATGAAGAAAAGGAAAATCTTAACAACGCAAAAAAAACTATGTGAGCATTCTTCAAAGAGCTTGCAAAATGTCATAATGACGCAGAAATTTTACAAGTTCAGAAAGCAACTTTCATGAATGAATGAACAGACAATGAAGGTTGATATATGGTGCCAACTGAATTTGCAAGAGAAGTATTCAGAGTTGCAGGAGAAAGCGGAATAGTTAGACGCCACGCGAGAATTATTCCAATGTGAACAGACAAAAAAGATATTGCAACAATCGTTAATTCAATTGTTGTTTATTGGACTGCCGAAGCAAGTGCATATACTGAAAGCAAACCAACAGTAGGTCAATGCGAATTGGTAGCAAACAAAGCAACAGCCCTTGTTTCTGCTACAAATGAATTGATCGAAGATAACATGACAGATCAAGAAATTTGGTCTCTTATGTCAGAATTGATCGGTGAAAAAATCGCAGAATTTGAAGACTCAAATGTTCTTGCAAGTTCAACAAAGATTGACGCATTATTGCCAAATGCAAATATCAATAATGTTGTAATGGACGCAGGAAATACAAGTTTTGCAGATATTACTTACGACAATCTTATTGACTTAATAAGAGCAGTTCCAATGAAATATAAGAAAGGTGAACCAAGATTTTTCATGTCTCAAGATATAGTTAAATATATCGAGAAATTAAAAGATGACAATAAACAGCCAATCTTTTATTCTACAAGAGATTTAAGAGACAGACAGCTTGAATATAGATTGTTAGGATACCCACTTGAAATAACTGACGTTATGCCAGGTGATACTGACGACGGAGTTTCAAAATCATTCGTTTTATTCGGAGACTTGAAGCATTACGCTTTTGGAGACAGACGTCAATTAACTATGTCTGCCGGATACATGTCTTGAAATTGGGAAAAAGACATTCAATCATTAAAAGCAAGCGAAAGAGTAGCCGGAAAAATCATTTTTGCCGACGCATTCGCAAAATTGACAACAGCCGCAAGCTAAAATTTGAAATAATATCACAAGGGCGGATCATTCCGCCTTTGTAAATATTGTTTCAGCTTTTATTTTGTAAACAATATAAACCATGTCAAAGAATGCAAAAAATCAGAATGTTTCAAAAGATTTAGAAAAACAAAATCTTGAAAACGCAACAGCGGAAAATCAAGCCGTTGATCAGAATGTAGATCAAGAGCAAAACGACGCAACCGCAGAAAATCAAACTGTATCAAATGAGAATGCAGACGCAGAAAATGAAACAGCGGAAAATTCAACAGAAGATGACCAAAAGCCAGAAAACGAAGAAGACAAAAAAGACGAAAATAAAGACGATGAAAATAAATCAGAAAACCTTGAAGACAGAATTCAAAATACTTCAATTGAAAGAGTAAAAGTTGTTGCAAAATTCAACAGATGATCTTTCAAAAAGGGTATTGAATATGAGATTTCAAAGAAAATCTTTGATCAATACAGCGGATTATTTGAAACTTTATAAAATAACCAAAATCAAAATGAACGTTTGCATTTTATCGAAAAACCAATAAAAGATAAATGCAGACGTTTTTTATTAAATATCTTTCAAAAAATGCCAAATGAAAACGAAATAACAGACGCACAAAATCTGCAAAATGCGGTGGATTATGTCAAAACCGTTTTATGAATTTCGGGAACGGATCAAGACGCTTTGATTTCAATTTATGTTCAAAGTGCAGTTTCAAAAATTGCAGAATTAACTTGAATTGATCTTTTGCAATTATGACCAGTTCAAAAGAAATTCGACGGGGCTTGACAGAATATTTTATTCTTGCCAAATTTTGTTGCAGAATTAACAAAAGTCCAATACAATGCAAATAAACGGGGAACGCCTGAATGGACGGATTTCGAAACAAATTCTTATGTTTTAAAAGAAGACTGACAGCTTGTTTTCAAAAATAGCTTGTCGAGATGATACGCCAATATTTTAGTTGAATTCAAATATTCTTTTACTGATTTTAATTCGACACCAAGAAGCCTTGCAGATCTGAAACTTGCCCTTGCTTTATTAGTTTGAAATATTCAAGCCACGCAAGAAACAACTTGATATTCAAGCGAAAGCGTTTCATGAACGACGATTACTTTTGATAAAAGAACTATTACTTCGAATGTTCAAACCTTATTAGACAAATATATTGTTTTTGCTTTATAATCAAAAAAAGATCATGTCAGCGAAATTCAAACTTGATTATTTTACAGCGACAGTCAAACGCCTTGCATATACAACAGATCAGAATTGAAATAAAAAGTCTTGATATGTTGAAACATGAACAAGCGTTAAATGATACCTTGCCCCTACTTCACAGAATAATTCAGACGTGGGGCTTGATAGATATTGACAAGTTCGGGACTTTGAATGTAATTACCCTTTTGACGTTAAAGAAAGCGACATTCTGACAATTGACGGCGTGGATTATCAAGTAAAATCTTTTGCCCGTGTCAGATGAATTCAGATTGACCGCGTTCGCGTTGTTTTAGTTCTGCCAAAAAATGAATAATGATCGATATTGAACGAAAAGAAGAACAGCTTGAACAGATAACAAAAAAACTGTGATCTGAAACAGTCCAAGCAATGCTTGACCGTTCAATTAAAAAATCCATAATTCTTTTACAAAGATACGCAACGCAAGAAGCACCAACGGATCAATGACGTTTGAGAAATGATTTCCACACAGAATTCAAAAAATCTTTCGGGCGTTTGTTCAATCCGACAAGATATGCAATTTATGTTCATGAATGAACGCGTCCGCATTTTGCCCCGATTGATAAACTGCAAGGGTGGGCGGATCGTCACGGAATTCCTGTCGGTGCATTGCGACGATCAATAGCAAGGAAAGGAACAAAAGCAAATCCATTTATGGATCGTGCAGTTGATGAATGAGAAAGACAAGTTGACGAGATCTTCGCAAAAGAAATTGACAAAATGTTTTTAGAAATTACGCAATAAATCATGATAAAAATTCAAGACGTAAGAAATGCAATAAATAATAAATTGCAAGAATTGACAGGGGACGGAAAAGTTTTTGTTGAAGCGTCAAATTTTTTCACGCAAAAAGCGACTTGATTTCCTTTTGTTATGTTCGAGCCTGCGGAAATGTCAAGCGTTTATGAAGATACCGCCAACAATTACAGAAATTTTATATTTCAAATTGTGATTGTTCAAGAAATGAACCAAATTTCGCGTGGCGAAGCAATGGACATTTTATTGAATGCGTTTGAACAGATGATTGACGCTTTTGATAAAGATTGGACGCTTTGATGAGTTGTGCAAATGGTGGACGCAACCAACGGGGAATTTTGAGAAATTGACATGGAAAAATGACCGTGCCTATATTTGACAAGCAATCTGAATTGTCGCGTTTTAGTTCCTATTTCATAAAATCATGAAAAAAGATTTCAAATTTTTTCCAAGAGAAAAAGACAGAAAGCCGGAAATCAACGAGCCGACAGAAGAAATAAAAGACGTTGAAAAAGACACAAAGAATAATAATAATTGAAAAAAGAAATCCTTTAATTCAAAAAAATAAAATCATGGGGTGGATCAATAACATAAAAAGCATATTTTCAACAAAAAAATGATTTGTTGAAACGTCTTGAAGTGATCTTGAAGATTGAATTTTTGTTGATCTTTTCAAAGAATATTCAAGCCGTGATCTGCATAAATTGTCAAAGACAGATTATTTGAATTTTTATAAAGGGTGGTGTTTTGTCGCAGTTTCAACAATTGCACAAGCGGTCGCCGGATTGGATCGTCAAGTGACAGATTGAAAAGGAAAACCAATCAATGATCCTTTACTTGATTTAATCACGGACGATTTGCTTTTGAATATTGTTTCCTACATGAAATTAAACGGTGGGGCTTATATTCGAAAGAATAAAGTTTGAAATAAAGTCGTTGAACTGTTTTTATTACGTCCGGATTTAGTTAAACCGGTTTTCAATGCAGAAAGAACAAAAATTGAAAGTTATGAATACGTAATTTGACCAAATAAAACAAGAAGTTTTGATCCGGAAGAAATTATTTCAATACAGAATTTTAACCCCCGTTTTCCATACCCTTTGAATGTCGATTGACTTTCAGACGTTCAAGCAATAGCAACAGCAATTGACGCAGATTATCAAGCGTCAAAATGGAATTGGAAATTCTTTTACAATAATGCAAGCGTTGACGGAGTTCTTGAAACTGAACAAAACCTTTCGCCTGAAAGTGTAGAGAAAATCCAAAACAAGCGGGATCAAAAATACAGATGAACGAGCAACGCCCACAAAATCTGAATATTGACAGGTGGCTTGAAATATAGACCAATGAATGCAAGTCAAAAAGAAATGGATTTTGTAGAAAGTCGCCGTTTTAATCGTGATGAAATACTTTGATTTTTCCGCGTTCCAAAAGCAATGATCGGACTTTGAGAATGAGACAACGCCTTGAATGTTCGTTCTTTTGAGCAGATTTTCGCACGTCAAGTTATCAAACCCCTTGCAAAAAGGATCATGCGAAAATTAAATTACGAATTATTCGGGGAATGAAAACGATTTGAATTTGTAAACATAGTTCCGAATGATCTTGAACAGACGCGTCAAGACTGGCTTGCAAATTGAATGACTTTAAATGAATTCAGAGCAACCAGAAATTTGCCACCTGTTAAAGACGGGGACAAATTAAGATCTGCGTATATTTTAGGGGCTTACGGTGCTTGATCCGAAGATTGAAACGCAGAACAAGAAGTCGTGGATCTTGACAAAGAAATAGAAAAACCAATCATGAAAGATTTACAGTTAAAAAATAAAATCGACTGAATGATTGAGAAAAGCGTAAAAGAACAGATCCGTTGAACCGAAGAATATAACCAAAAATACCGGGAACAGAAAATGGAAAGGAATAACAAATTCGATCAACTTTACATGGACAAAATTCAAAAAGTTTTTGCGAAGCAACAAAAAGAAATCATTTCTGAATATAAAAAATGGTATAAAGAAAATGTCCAGTGAAAATCAATTTTGTCCAGACTTGACAAAAAAGCGGAAAAGAAATTTCCTTTATTATCGATCGAAAAACGAGCGTTAATTTATTATCAATTCTTGAAAGATACGCAGGACGAACTTGTTAAAACAGAAGCGGAACAATGATTGATTGAAGTTTGACTTATGCAAAATTTCACAATTTCTGACAGTTTAGAAAAACAATTGATGAAAAATATTGAAAAGTTCGCTTGATCAATTGATACAGATACAAATAAAAAATTGCAGAATAATTTTGAACAGATTTTATCTGAATGATTATCATTTGACGAATGAAAGGATCTTTTACTTTCAACGTTTGATGAATTGAAAACAAGCCGTGCAGAATTGATTGTTAGAACTGAAACGGTGCGTGCATGAAATCGGGGGTCTGAATTATGACGAAAAGAAAGTGGAGTGGTTGAAAAAAAGCAACGATATACTGCCCTTGATGAAAGGGTGTGCGAATTCTGTTGACCGATGAATTGAAAAATAGTTTGATTATCTGAAAATTATTTTAATAAGAATGACGTTTTAATTGGTGCGAACGGACATGAATTGAAACTTGATTATTCCGCTACGCCGTATCCACCCTTACATCCAAATTGTAGGTGCGTAATTCTACCTGTTATTGAATAATGTTTTAATCTTTAAAAAAATTATATTATGGAAAAAACCTTTTGACAAGACAAAATCGTTTTCAAAGAAAAAATTACAATGCGTGATCGACAAAAGATTTCGCAAGCAGTAAGAGAACGAGAAAAAAGCAAAGACGAAATGCAATTGACGTTCGACATTTTTCCTATTTGGGTTGTTTCAATAAATGGAAATTCAGAAATGACGGACGCAGAAAAAAAAGAATGGATTGAAAATTTAAGTGATTTTCAATTATTCAAGGAAATTGGTGAAGTTGTCGGAAACTTGCAAATGGACGCAAGTTGAATTGATGAAAAAAAAAAGACAGAATTAGTTACGAATTCGACAAATTGAATAACACAGGAAAAATAAATTCAACAGATCCGGAAATTATGGAAATCTTATTTATTGAAAAATACCACCGGACGCATGAAGAATATTTGAATACGCCGAAGTCAATAATCGATTTAATGTTATTGAAGCGGTGATCCGACGCAAAAGCCGAAAAGAAAAATCAGAAATCTTTATCAATTAAGAAAAGGTAAAACATGGCTTCTTCAAAAGTTCTTGAAATTATTGTTAAAGCTAAGGATCAAGCGTCCAAATCTTTTGAAGAAATTTCAAAAAATTCAAAGAAATTAGAAGACAGCTTGAAGAATGTAAAAAAATATTCATGAATTGCGACGACTGCCCTTGTTTGATTGGGGGCGGTTATGGTGAAGCAAGCGACAGACATTGAGCCTGTTAGAAATGCTTTTGTCAATCTTTCAAAAACAATTGGTGAGAGTTCCGAAGAAATGTTGAAAAGTTTGAAAGAGTCTTCAAAGGGTGCAGTTTCTGAATATGATTTAATGTTGTCCGCAAACCGTGCAATGAAACTTTGAGTAACGGACAATATGCAAGATATGAACGACTTGATGAAAATTGCGAGATTATACGGACAGCAAATGGGACAAGACGTAACGCAATCTTTTAATGATATTGTGACGGGACTTTGAAGATGAAGTCCAATGATCCTTGATAATCTTTGAATAATAATTGACAGTGAAAAAGCATACGAAGAATACGCACAAACACTTTGAAAAACCGCAGACGAATTAACAAAACAAGAAAAGACGCAAGCGTTAGTAAATGCAACGCTTATTGAATGAAGAAAAGCCCTTGACGAATTCGGAGAACCTGCACAAACAATGGGTGAAAGGTTAGCAGAATTGAAGAATTCTTTTACTGAAATGTGAACAAAAATCTGAACTGCCCTTTTGCCTGTATTAGAAAAAATCTTGACTGCTATTCAACCGATAGTTGACAAAATGGTCGCCCGAATAAATGCAAATCCGGAACTTGCGTCTAAAATCTTGATTGCCGTGACTGCTATTTCATGATTGATTTTTATTTTATCGTCTGTCGTCCCTGCAATTTCAACAGTGATCTGAATATTTACAACTATGGGTGGATTTATTACGACCACTCTTATTCCTGCAATTTGATGACTTTCGACGGCGTTGGGTGCAGTTTGACTGACGCTTGCCGTTCGATGATTGCGAGAATGACTTTCATGGTTAGAAGAAAAAATTATTTCAACAGACGAGCAGATCGCTTTGTATCAAGAAGCAATCGCAATGTTAGATATTCAATTACAAAACGGAACTATTACGCAAGAAGAATACAACAAAAAAGTTGCAGAATATCAAGTAAAGATCGCGGAAGCCGACGCAAGATCAAGAACTTTTGGTTGATATTTGAAAAATGAATTCAACGAAGTTCTGCAAATGATCACTTTTAAAAATGGAAAATTTAATGAATGACGACAAGCGACGGTCACTTTGATGCAAATGCTATGGGAACGGTTAAAGAATGTTGCAGATAGAATTACAAATGTTTTTGTAAAAGCCCTTGACAGTGCAATTGATCGTTTGCGTGAATTATGGAGACGAGCACAAAAGGTTGGGGCGAATGTATGATCTACGGTTTCAAATGCGTGGAGTGCTACGAAAAATCGAGTTTCCGAAAAAATATCATGATTTGCGAACGGTTGACATGTTTCCGGAAACGTTCCAATTTTAGTGGGTGAAAGATGACCAGAATTATTTGTTCCGCAGTCTTCATGAAATATTGTTCCAAATGATGAGCTTTGAACAAACAGCGTAACGGTGAATGTGAATTTCGGGGGCGTTGCAATAAATAACGGAATGGACGCGTCGGATCTTGCGAATACTGTTTCCGATATTATAACAAGAAATCTTGAACTTTATCAAAAAGGTGTTTATTAAATAATAAAATAATCAATGCCAAATCTTGCACAATTTAATCAGAATTTACTAAACAGCGGTGCAAAAATCCTTTGAGCC